GACATTGCGTCCTCCAATTGTTTGCAGGGTTTCAGTCAAAAGTGCTTTGAGTTCGTCAACGTCCCGTTGAACCTGCTCAGGAACGCCCGCGTCTGCGTCCCGCAGAACCTCGGCCCGTGCCTTCCATGCGCCACCCGCCATAGCCTTCGCCATGCGATTCGAGTGACCCATATTCTTGAACGCGCGTTCTAGGTCGCGCTGTGTAATCTCGTCGGCTTTCATCGCGTAGATGCCAGCCAATTCATTCATCGGAAATGTCACGACGCTGGTTTCCCACAGGTCCAGCTTGGTCAGCTTGCGTGACCCTTCGTCCATGTCCATTTCGTATTCTTGTGTACGATAGCCGATGCTCAAACCTTCGACCGCGCCCATCTTGATGAGTTCCGCAACCTCGCCACCTTTGCCTTTCTTGGCAACGCGGCCCTTCATGCGCAGGCCGTTCTCATCTTCGGACATCTCATCCCAGACGCCGATTGGCTGGCTTGCGTCGTGCTGCCAAAGCATCTTCACGCGCCGACCGGATGCGATGCACTCCTTGAAAGCGCCCGGCATCACAATATCACCGCCGTTGTCGCGGTTGCCGAACACTGAGCCGTAGCCCATAATTTCAAGATATTCTTCGCTCTCGCCTTCGGACTTGATTGTCAGTCCGTGCGCCAGCTTGGTTTCAAGCGGTTCGCCACCGTCTTTGCGTGCGTAATTGCGCAGCATGTAAGGCTCCATCTAAGGGCTTCGGACGTTTCACAACGGCCTTTGCAAACTATATACCACGAAACTGCAAAGTTGCAAAGTCATGGCTCAGGCACAAAAAAAGACCGCCAGAAGGCGGCCTAGTAGACAGGGAGAACATTGTTAGGACAGGTTAGGCGGTGTTCGCCTTAGTCGTCAAGCCCGACCACGCGCTGGATTGAAGCGCATCTACAATTTATGACAGCCGCCCCCGGCTTGCCTGCCTCGCCGGGATACATAATCAACAGGTCCGGCCCGCCAATCCAAGGCATAGAAAACGGCTCATCCATCGCCCTCTTCTGACCGTGCATTGCGATATGGTCATATTCATCTGGGTCTTCTTTGTTGAATGTTCGCGTCCGCATATCCTCGGTCGCCACCCATTCTTTTTCCAACTCAAGCCCGGTGGACTTGGCGGTCTCGTGCATGGCGAAGTTTGCAGCGCCGTGCGTTTCGGTTCGAGCGATGAGCGCACCTCTCGCCCGCGATATAGCAGGCACGCGCTTGTTGATGCCCTTGGCAATTTCAGCAACGCCCAAGCCATCCTGCTGGCCCCGTGCAACCTCGCCGACAATCCGCGCCCGCGTTGTTTCAGTTACCCCCGTGATGCGCCGCCGGATGGCTTCCTGATTAACCCAGAGCAACGCCAGCGACCGGAACAGTGCAGCAAACCCGCCTTCCTGCTTTGCTTCGAGGTCGTAGCCCAGCGCCTTGCCCTGACTGACGACACGCGCCCCGAATGTTCGGACGGTCTCTAGTCCCATCTGCTCATACAAGCGCCGAAACTCAGCCACGTCTTCATCTGACTGTGCGGGGATGTAGCCAAGTTCTCGATATGCTGACAGATAGCGTCGGCTCTCGTCTGCCACCACGCTTGCAATCTTGCGCCGAAAACGCGCCTCTAGGACGTTCAACAGCCGCGACTGAATGGCAGCTTCGCGCTCAGGGCTGTGGCTGATGAATGCGGGCTTTCGCGCCATCACTCATCGTCCATTTGCCTGACAATCTTCGCCGCCCAAGACTTGCCTGCATCGCCGCCCCAAAGCGCCCACGCAATGCGGCCCGCGCTTGGGTAGCCCGATTGACCCGGCGACCATCCTTGGCCTTCCTTGTCCACTTCATGCCGCGCAAAGTAGCTGTTCATCCGCTTGACGGTATCGGCGCTTAGGTTCTTTCCGTTCGATATGTCACGCGCTCGCGCAACGCCCACCTCGGTGCCGCCCCGGTTAAACTCGCGCCGCCATTCCAGCCCGCGCTTGGCTTCTTGCTTCATGCCATCATTCGGAGCGTAGCTGTCGGCCTTGGTCTCTAGGTCAAGCCCATAGGCCAGCGCCTTGATGTCTTCGGCAGGCAGGTCAAATGACGCGCCCGGTGTTGGCTTAAACTCGCCATCGGCTTCCGGCTCATACCCCATCAGCATCCGCGCCTCTTGCAAGGTCAACACGCCTTCGCGGTATGCTGTGACGGCACGTTGAAACATCCGCTCGCGCAACGCCTCAAGGGCAGGGATAGTGTCGAAGTCTAGACGCAGTTCCAGCCCGTCGCCATAGCGCGGCAAAAGCCATGTGTTCAGGCTGGCCAACACATCGCGCATCAACGGAATAACGGTGTCGGTGTAGAGCCGTTCCTTGGCCTGTTCTAGATTGTTGAACGTGCTGGCGTCGTTGTCGATAAGCGGCAACGGAACGCCAAGCGCGGCTGCGACATACTTAGCCGTCTCGCGCATAGTGTTGGAAAAGTCCATGTCCCGTGCCGACTGCGATAGCTGCTGCCATTCGGCATCGTCGGCCAACATCGGTATCTCGCCCGCGTTCTCGGCCCCTTGCATCCGCGCCTTGAAATACTCGCGCATCCGGTTAATCATCTCGCCGGACGGATAGCCTGTCTTGAACCGGATAAGCCCAGATGGCCGTGCGCTGTTCTTCAACAGCGAATAGTTCCACCGCATCCCGGCATTGTGCGTATCGCCAGCGATTGCCGCCGCCATGAGCGGAGACTGCCCGCGCCAATAGTCGGATGGATTGTACGTCTTGACGAATAGCAGGTCAGACTGCCCGGTAATTTGGTCCACCTCGAAGACCGTCTTCTTGCGGTTCACTTCGTAGATGTATTGCCGCGCAAGACCGGACGCGCCGGGAACGACCGCGATATTCATCGGCATCAGCGGCCATATCTCGGTCGGCTGTCGCGGGTTGTCCGATGCTGCGGCCATCTCACCCAGAAGCATTCGGTTCACCAGCATTTCGGTCAGCCACGTTTGCCATGTGCCGCCCGGCGTCGGCTGTTTGAGCAAGTCTAGAACCGGGTGCTGCTCAATAGCATCTTCGCCGTTGTATAGTTCAAGGTTGATAGAGGTTGCCGCTCTGACAATCTCATTGACCGCGCGATAGACGATGACGTTAAGCTGATAGCCTTCGCTGATGTATTGCTGGCTCTTGTCCTTACGCGCCCAAGCTGGCCCGCCGCCAATCATCAGTGCGCCGCCTGCTGGGTGCGCCTTTTCTTCTGTTCGCTTAAAAGGCCACACTGCCATTATAGCACTCCGAATACTTGGTCCGAGCCGCCTCGAATCATGGGTTGAACGGCATAGCGCACGGCGTCCCATCCGTGGTTGTGAGCGTCGATAATCTTTGTTGTCACGTCGCCGTTCTCGTTTGTCTTGTAGCTATACAGCCGCGCCTCGCGCTGCATATTAGCACATTCTGGGTGGATTATGATAGACCCCCATGACCTGAGCCATGCAATGCCGTCCTCAACGCTGCCAGGCCACTTAGTCACGGCCCTTGCCATCGGTAGCCCGTGACGGTTCAAGTGGCTGATACTTTCCGGTCTTGCGCTGTCCCATCGGCTCACCTCCCGTTCAAAACCCGGTATCGCGCCAATAACAAACGGCGCGGTGTCGTCCAATTCCAAGCCCGTGCGGAACGCTTCCCTGCGAATATAAAAGTTATCGCCGCGTATCCAGCACTCCACCGCTGCCGTCGGGTCTTGTGAGAAGCCAAAGTCGCCTCCGTAAAATGGCCCCTGCCACTCAGGCAAGCGCGGGCTGGGTTCAAACGGTTCTACCTTCGCTTTGCTGCCGAACACCTGCGCATCGCTGTTTTCGAGATACGCGCCTTCCCAAACATGGGCATAGGTCGCTGGGTCAAGTAGCCGCTGCTGGCGCTCTCGCAATGCCTTGAGGCCGTCAGGGAAATACGGATTGTCGTTCCAATTCACCTCGGCAATCAACGCGCTCTCTGGTGGCTCTTTGCGGAACCTACGGTCAACCGGACTGCCATCGGTGCGGGGGTTCCAGATGGCCCAGAGTTCGGACTTAGGCTGTCGGAATACGGTTGCCTCAAGTGCAAGCCATGACGTTTCCGGCACGTCCTCGGCTTCCTCGACAATCGTCAGGTCCACCTTGGCAAGCGACTTGATGCTTTGCTCATTTCTGCGAAGGCCGCGAAAGATAAACTCGGACCCGTTGGCCCCGCGCAGGTAATCCCGACCCACGTCATAATGCGCTTCAAGCCAAGGCTGTGATGCAATCGCCGCCTTAAGTTCTGCGTGGAAACTCTCAGGGATGGATGCCTGAAACTCCCTGACACACAGAACGCGCATCGGTGTCGCATAGCCCCAGATTGCCGCCATGAGTGCGGCTGTGAATGATTTGGCGCTGCCTCGTCCGCCGTAGGTTGCCCTGTATTTCACTGAGCCGCGCGGCGGGCTGTAAACGTCCGCCAACTTTGGCGGTAGGTCAATCGTCGCTTTCGACATTGGCTGCGCGGATGATGATTTCCTTGGGTGACATGCTGCCGTCGCTGCTGGTGTGGTCAATCTTTGTTGTCTCGCGCCATCCCCCTTGGGTCTTTAGGAAAAAGATGCGGGATGTGGTGTCTCCATCTAGCGCGTCTTGAATGAGGCTATCCGCGACTTTGCCGATTGTTTTTGCGCGGCCCCTTTTATAGTTTGCATCAACCTCTGGCTGGCGCTCCCTAATGTTGTTGAATGTGCGCTGCGATATTCCAAAGAAATCAGCTAGTTGCTCAAGCGTAAGCATAGCCGCAAGTTTCTCAACTTGCTCTATTTCTTCATCTGACAAAACTCTAGCTTGGCGCGGCATGGATTACCTCAGAACGGCGTATCTGCCTGTCCAGCATTGAACGCTGCGGTGCGTGCTGCTGATGCGCGGCGTGCTGCGGCTGTCTGGCGCGTCATGCGTCCGGTATTGTTCTCACTCATTGGTCGTGTCTCCAATCAAGTCCCAAAGGTTTGAGGCCCGGCGCTCTTTGCGTGTGACCGCGTAGTCCTCCAATATCATATCATGCCATGATTTGTGGAAATCGTATAGGTCAGGGTTTGCTTCGATGGTAATGGCCTCAATCGTGCGCGATGACCGCATGTTAGCTGACCCGTGAATGACCAGCTTTGACTTGTCAGTTTCAATCATGGCGATTTTGGTGTGAATGCCTGCGACTGCAACCCGTGTGCCGAATGGGTCGCAAAGGGTTTCGTAGATGAATGCGGCGTTGTGTCGGTTGTGTGACCAGAAGTAGCTTGAAACAATCAAGTCCAAGTGTCCAAGTAGGCCGCTTGCGAGTAGGTTTTCCAGACTGATTACGTTTTCATCTGACATTGCCAGCGTTGAAAGCGTCATGCTCTTAAACTTGACGCAGTTCTCTACCGCCAACGCTTCAAGGAAGTCTCCGAAAATGAAGTTTCCAGACAATAAGGCGTGTATCGTGTCGCCATCCTTGAGGGCTTGCGCTGTCCTGACCGCAAGTTCTGCCGCGCGGTTGTATTTAACCCGCACCGACTTGATGTCTTTCCACTTTTTGACGCGCAATTCGCTCGGCTCAATCTTCACCTTGTTTACCTTCATTTAACCTCCGAAACGCCTCAATCCTTGCCGCCTCTGCATAGCCTTCCATTCGAATAGTCAGTGCAGCATTCGGGTCGGAATAGCCCTGCGCCCGCAACTCTTTGATGCGAGCGATGGCGTTCTGTATCTGGTGTTCCTGCTCTGGCGTCATGTTTGGACTGTATCATGTTCTGGTTGCACCGTCACCTCGGCAAGGTCAAGGTCGCCTGTGGGGACCGTGGCCGGTGCTGCGGATGATTGGGATAAACCATGACTTTGACCATGTGCGACCATCCCGGCTCCGTCCGCTGACCTATGTGTTATCCCTGCGGCCACATCACAATGAAATGGAACGTCTCCCCATCTGGCACCTCTGCTGTTTCAGGTTCAACTGTCCAGCCTTCTGCGCATTGCACGCTTGCAGTCTCAGCGCCTGCCACTGTGATGTTCAACAGGCATAGAACGCTATCGCTTGCGACTTCCCACGTTCCGTTGGCGCTTCGCTGCTGTGCTGTGTTGTGATACGTCAGAACGCCCATCGTCGGGCTTTCCATCCGCAGTTCTGCCTTGTCACCTTCAATGTTGGCGTTGGTCAGATTGACGGGTTCGGCGTGTGCGCTGGTCGCAAGGATGGCTGCGAGTGCGAGGCGGGTCATTGGCCGTCACCTAAAGCACTGCGCAGAATGTCCTTTGCCCGCGCGTGTTCTGCATTCGTGAACTTCGATGCCTCAAGGCAATCAAGCGCCGCGCTGATGTGAGCGCGTAGCTGCTCGACTTCCTGCTCCCACGTTGAGGGATGCCCTGACAGGCAGTTGAATTTGTCCGCTTTGACGGGCATGGCAAATTCCATATCGCTCCACAACAGTGGCTTGCGTCCTTCTGGGAGTGTCATTTCTTCACCTTCGGTTCTGGGTGATTGGTCCTGACGTATGCGCCCAACTCGCGGGCTTGTTTCCAAGCCTCGTCCTTGCTCACTGGCTGCTCCCACGGTGCGGCTGGCATGGTGACCAACGCCACATAGCCATAGTTGCCGCTGCTTTCGCCGGGGATGGTGCTGCGTATGATGCGAGTTGTGGTGGTCATTCTTCCACCCAATGCGCTGACATCGCGTTTGCGCTTGGCCCCGTGCGCTTCGAAACAATGTTGATTGTCTTTCGTGCAAAGGCGATTTTGTCCGCTGCCGATTTTGTACTGCACTCCATGTATTTTGCGACATTTGCCGTGGTGCATCCGGGGTTTGCCTTGATGAACGCCACCAGCTTATCCCGCACCGGACTGAGCCTTACTCCGATTTTCTCTTGTGGCTCCTGCGCAATTGTGAAGCATCTCATTGGTCGCCCTGTCGTTGGGTTCTTGCGCATTGACGCCTTAACGGTGTTGCGTTCCTCCATCCGGCTCAGAAGACTGGCGATAGATTTCGGCTCACGGTTAAAATGCGCTGCTATCTCGTGAACCGATGCGCCGGGGTTCTCTCTGACAAAATCAAACACCCTAGCCTCTGCGATTGGTCCACGCGCCTCTTGCACTGGTGGACGCTCTTTGTTGTGCCGTTTGCTGATTTCTTTGGCATCCTCCTTCATCGCGGCGATGAGTTCATCAAGGTTGGCGAATTGCGGCTTCGGCTTGCTCTCTTGAATGCGAGAGATGCGGGGCTTGACGCTGTATGCTGTAATCATGGGTTTACTCCGCTGCGAAAAGGTCTGCGCCATGCTGTTCGGCGTCTTGAAGGTTCTTGTTGGCTTGGGCGGCATATTCCGGCTTGAGTTCAAAGCCGATATACTTTCGGCGTGCCTTGACCGCCTCGTATCCGGTCGAGCCTATGCCGTTGAATGGGTCCATCACAACATCGCCGGGACGCGTATAGAGACGCAGGCACTTGCGGATAACGTCAAGCTGGAGCGGGCAAACGTGCTTTTCGTCGTTGGCTCCCTTGGCATCGCGGTAATTTCGGAGGACGTTGCCTTGCTGAATGTCCATCCAGACCGGGCTTGCCACCCGCTGCCACTCCATCACGTCAAACTCTGCGTCTTTGATGAGTTCGGCCAACACTTCATCTGGCGGCGTGTTGGCGCAAAGCCCTTGCCGTGTAAGTTCTTCCAGCCATTCCTTGGCAATCTTGACGGCCTCTTTGTCACCCGGTGCTGCGTGTTGAATAGGCCGCTCGTTCGGCGCGTCCTTGCGAAAGAATAGCATGTAATCAGGCATCCCAACGCGGTTCATTGCGCTGTCTTTGCGGATCTGCTTGTAGAGCAAGCCAATGGCCTTGGTGCGCTGCATTTCCACAACAGGATCTTTCCAGATTGTTGCGCGGCCATGATATACCAGCCCCGCATCGCTGTGCGCCCTGATAAGGTCGCCAGAGAAGTCTTGCAATCCTATAGCGCCGTGCTTGCCCTTCCTCATCGGCAGGTCTGTGCAATGAACACAGGCAATCCGTCCAGGTCGAAGAACGCGCGTCAATGCCTCTGCAAAGAACCGATATTGCTCCATAAACGCATTGCCTTCTCCGGCGTTGCCAAGGTCGCGCTCACTGTCTGAGTAAACGAAAAGGTCTCCAAACGGCGGGGAAAAGATGGCGCAATCGACGCTGTTCTGCGGCATCGCGTGCATACCTTCGATGCAATCGCTGTTGTGGATGGCCCATCCGTTGCCCTGATATTCTGGTTGCTTAGTCATTGGTTTCTTCCTTAATCCAGTGCGGAAATGCGAGGTCCAGAGGACGGTCATACTTCACGCGGGTTTGAGTTTCTGATTGTGCGCGGCGCATAGCGTCTGACATGCGGCGCTTCATTTCTTCGTGCTTTTCGGCCTTGCCGTGAATGGCTCGCCAAATAGCGGCTTCTGTGTCTGCGATAACTATATCGTTCCTGACTTGCTCCTTTTGCCCAAATCGATGCGACCGCCGCACTGCCTGATAGTGTTGCTCATATGAGAACGAGATTGACGCAAAGACGGCATGTGCGCAATGTTGCCAGTTCACGCCAAAGCCTGCAAGCTTTGGTTTAGTCACGATTGCCCGATATTGACCATCGGCAAAGCCCAACAGCCGAGCCTCTTTTTCCTCCGGCTTTTGGTCTCCCCTGACCTCAATGGCCCCGTCAATCATCTTCGCGAGCAAGGCGCTCTCTTCGTTCGTTTCGCACCAGACCGTGACCGGCTTATCGTGGCTCGCAAGTTCCGCAGCGCGTTCGCAACGGTCTTGCATGGTCAGGCGCTTCTCTTGGTGAAAGCTGGTTGCGCTGAGTTCTGGGATACGAAACAGCATACCTTGCTCTGCGTCTGCCATTCGGTCGGCTGCGACTTGATGCAAGCGTCGGTCAATATCAGGCAACACATATCCTGTATTGTCTCCGCCTAGATCCGATGGCAGCGTTGCGCAGCGTGACCATGACGCCACCCATGACCAGAAGTCCTCTTGCGCGTGACCCTTCAACCGCCATTCCTGCGATGCCGTGCTGGTGTCGTTGATAAACCATTTTGACAGCATTTCTTGCTGTCTCATCACGCCAAGAAACTCCGCATGGTTGCCAAGTTCCATGTGGTCATTCGGTGAAGGCGTAGCGGTCGCGGCCAGTTTGTAATTCAGACCATCAAACGCCTCCATCAACAGGTTGCGAGTACGGCCAGCAAACGATTTAAGGATACTGCTCTCGTCCAGAACGACGCCGCCAAACGACGATGGGTCCAGCTTTGGCAAACGCTCATAGTTCGCCACCATAACGCCTGCGCCGACTTCGTGCTGCTCGCGGATCTGGCGGGCTTCAATGCCAAACTTAACGCCCTCTCGGACCATCTGACCAGCAACGGCCAGAGGTGTGAGGATTAGCACAGGCTTTCCGGTTTCCTCGGATACCTGCCGCGCCCACTCCAATTCAATAAATGACTTTCCAAGCCCGGTATCAAGAAATGCCGCGCTCTTGCCGCGATTAAGCGCAAATTCCAGCGCGGCAATCTGATGCTGCTTTGCCATGTCGTTGATTGGCTTCGGCGCAAAGCCCTGCATCGTCTGCGCTACCGCTCGTGATGCGATGAATTGACGGTATTCCTGTAATGACATGCGACCTCCTATCGCTTCTCCCCTGTTTCGCGCACGGCCAGCCGGGAGGAGGGCCGGTGTTCGGTAGCTAACCTAGGCCGTGCGTTCTGATGCTATCATTCACAGGTCAGGGTGCAATCTGCAAAACTGCAAACTGACCTGCAAACTTGCAAAGCATCAGAATGGTATCTCGTCATCGAACCCTTGTTGCGCAGGCTGTTGCGGCGCTTGGTAGCTGTCCTGACGCCGCTCGCCTTGGCTGTTGCCCCCCATAAACGTCAGGTCGTTGACGCTGATGCCCAGATACGCCTTGCCATTGTGTTCTCGCGCTGTCGGACGCCCAGTCAGAACCACCTTTGTTCCCTTGGTGATATACCGCTCAAGGCTTTCGGCCCGCTTGCCCCAGATGCTGCAATCAAACCATGTGCTGTCGCGCTTGTTGCCGTTTTTGTCCTTGCCGTTGTCCACTGCTACGGAAAATCCGAGAACGGCATCGCCGTTGCCTGTGCGGCGAAGTTCAGCATCTTTGCCGACGTTGCCTGCGATTGTTAGCTGTTGCATGGTTCACTCCTTGTGATGATGCGTTTGATTTCAGGTATGGTGCGGCCAGTCATGCGTGCCAGCCGACCAAAGTTCATGCCTTCAAGAAAGCGGTCGATGATGTCCTCATCCGTCCAGTGCGAAAATTGCATTACTTGCACCCCGCAGCTTTAAGCGTGCGCGGCCCAACCGCTTTTTTAATCTGCTCAAGTTCGGACTTCATAACCGACACCTCGGCCAATTTCTTTTCATTGCTGTCTAGTGCTGTTTTTGCCATCTTAATGATTGACTCTGCGTCCTTTTGAATGGCCAAACAGTCGCCCTTAATGCCCTCCATTTCTTTGAGCATATCGTCGATTTTTGCCGCGAGCGATTCAATGTCCTGATTCCCGCCGTCAGGCCCAAACTCAGCCTCTCTTATCTGAGACACCCATCCGGGCATTACGCCCAACACATCTGCGATTGTCTCATCAGTATCGCCCCTTTGATAGCGGCCAGCGTCAATGTCGTAGCACTCGGCGAGCATAGTAAAGATTTCAATCCGCTGGCGCTTTGTCGGCTCTTTTGGCGCTGCTGGCTGCTTATTGAATTTCATTGGAACGACCTTTCTTTTTTCTTCGCATGTTGGGCAGCGCAGTTTCGATTTAACGTATGTCCAGCCCATACCGAGTGCTCTGCCTCGCGCTTGTGAGACGTTTGGCTGATGGCCCTTTGGGCCTGTTGCGTTGAGATATGAGCACGGAACTTCAACCGAATGGGAGCAATCATCGCAAACAATCAAAGCCCGCGACTTTCCAACTTGTCCCTTGTTGAACGGAATTGCCTCAACGCCCATTTGCTGCCCTCTCTGGAAAGTATGCGTTAACAATCTCGCCATATCTCGCCCTCATCTTTTCTGCGGCGTCTGACCCGTAAACGCTCATCCAGTTCAAAACTGATGCGTTGCGGTATCGGTCAAGATGCCTGTGAGGCAGTTGGCCAGACGTAGCGCCCCAAAGGACAGGCTCTGGAACGTGTTGCCCCGCCTCCATGCGATTAATAGCGTGCTGCATCGGATCATCTGGCTTAAACGTCTCCTGCGCCTGAAACTCGCGCAGTTCTCGGTTTGGCATGGCCATAACGAACGCGGCCTGCGGAGGCCATGTGTTGCTAAGGTGAGTATCCATCACCTTGCGCAGAACAGCCTGCACCGACGCCTCGTAATCTGATTTCGTCGGCATCCTTCGGGCAAAGGCGTCGGCAATCTGCGTGATGCGGTTTGCCATTTGACTTTCATCCAGCCCCCTAGGCGCTGAAAATACGCTGAGAAAATCTATCAACATTTTCTGCGCCTGTCGCTTTCTTTCGTTGAAGTCCATCATCCATCTCCGTTCAAAAGTTTAATTACACCTTGAGGAACACCAGCTTTTCGTCTCAGCCCCCCTTGGGGGGTAAGGGGGGTTATATTCTTCTCTTCTCTTCTCTGTCGCGCTAAGTTGCTGCTTTCATTAGATGCACCCCTGTTTTCGTAATCGTTTCGCGTTGGTTTCGCGTTGGTTTCGCGCTCTTTTATTTCGCGCAAGGCCCTCTCGTTGACGATGTTTCCGCCTTCGATTTTAATCTTTCCAACCGCCAAAAGTTGCTCAGTCAGAGACCGCGCCTTGCGGATTGAACAGCCCAAAACGCCAGCCAGGTGCCTGTCGTCTCGCGGCATCTCTCCATGCCTTGCGTACAGTATGTCTAGAATGACGGCATACGCGCCAATCAGTTCTGGCCCCATGCCTTGAACGCCCTCAAGGAAGTCGCGCGGGTCGCGCTTATACCATCTGTCTGATTTCATTTTGCCCTTCACTTTTCGGGCTGAGACTTGAACACGGCACCACCCGGTGTTACAACATTCTCAGCATTGACGTGCTTCGCTTATATCGCCTCACCAGCGAATTTTCAAGCGGCCCTGCCTCACGGTAAGGGCCGCTTGTCATTTTATCCACCCCTCAAACGGCACCTCAGCGACCAGCGGCATGTCCGAGATACGCACGATGACGTAGCCCAGCTTCGCTGCGTCTGGAGGCTGTATTGGCGCGTATGAAACATGGAACAGGCTGTCATCCACGCCCAGCGCATCGGACAGCGCGTCCTGGCCCGCCTTGAATGCGGCAATGAGATTATCGCGGTCCCTGCGTCGGTTGTTCGGTGGGTGAAACTCGATTTGTAGATGTATCTGGTCCGCTTTGAACCGATTGACGCCCCACGTCTTGCACTCCCAACCGCAGTGCTGGCGATAACGTTTTTTCTCAGCCGCCAAGCGCAGGTGATGCGGTCGCGCGTTGGGGTTCAGGATGGCCGGGGGGAACGGTAGCTTGATTGTCAGGCATTTCATTGGCTGGCCTCCAGTTCTGCCGCCAGTATTGCTCGGCCTATCATTTCTGGGATTTGCGGGACGACGGCATTTCCGAGGGCTTTAAGTCGGTCCACCCTTCTGGGAACCCCATTAGCCACTCGACCCACGTCGGGTTCAAAGAGCCATGCTGCCCTTGGCAGGTCAGAGCGTCGTTCAGGCTGTTCGTTGCGCCACGACCACTTGCCTCTAGCGTCTCTGGCTTGCGACCGCCCTTGTAATCTCGGGTTGTTGGTGTTGGCCACAAACTCCGCGCCACCTCGCTCTCCAGATTTGGAAACTTGTCGTTTACCCTGTTTCCGATGTTTTCTGCTTCCATCGCGCTGCAACTGCGCGCAGTAGGCCACAGTCCAAACTCTGTCTCTTCTGTGCGGTGCGTCAACGGCGCAAGCTGGAATAACAAACGTCCGGCAGGCGTAACCTTGTCCCTCCAAGTCAGAAAGCACGTCGTCGAGGCCCATGCTGATGTGGCCAGCAACATTTTCTCCAATGACCCAAGAGGGCCGGAGTTCAGCCACGAGCCGACTAAATTCCGGCCAGAGATGGCGGTCATCTTCCTTGCCTCTTCGCTGCCCGGCGGTGGAAAATGGCTGGCATGGGTATCCGCCGCAAATAACGTCAACTGTTCCGTCAATGTCGGTCCCTTTCAGAGTTCGCACGTCTGGAAAGCATGGCACATCAGGCCAGTGCTTCGCCAAGACAGCGCGGGGGAATGGTTCGTATTCGCAGAACGCGATGGTCTCAAAACTGCCTGTCCGCTCAAGGCCCAGGCTGAAGCCTCCGATGCCGCTAAACAGGTCCAAGACGCGCAGCTTTGTCATGGCTTCACCAGCGTATAGGACGCAACACGCTTGCCGCTGTCGGTCTCAACCATCTCTCTGTAGATATTGTGGCCGTCCTGCTTGAGGTCATAGATACGCGCCCCAAGTCGGAAGCAGCCAAACCAGTCTAGCGCGTCAATCGGCGTGATGCTGCGGCCTGTCTTAAGGTGCGCCAATATCTGCGCGGTCTGTGTCTCGGTCATATTGTGTTTGCCTCTCTTGCTTCAATCATGTCTTGAGTGATTGCGATGTAGGTGTGATCTGGCCCGTAAAGCCGTTTCCACTTGGCAGGTTCCCGATGCACTGCGACCTTAGACGTGTCAAAGTCGCCCTGATGGCAACCATTGCACAAAGGGATAGCCATCTCGTCAGGCACCTTGCGCGTGGCGTATCGGTCATGGATCGGATGATGTGCCGTGGTCGGGCTTTGCTGTGGCAGGCCGTAGGCTGTGCAGATGATGCAGGGCAGTTCGCGCACCTTGGCCAGATAAGCCGGGTTTGGCTTAACCCTCTGCGGCTTCTGTGATGGCTGTTGTCCGGTCAAATTCATCTCGGCGGCTCCGGTAGTGGCATCCAGTGGGTAAATGCGTTCCAATAATTCATTACTTGGTGATCGTGCGGATTCACCCATCCTTCGCGCCGCACGCCGTATCCATCTGACCAATATCCAATAGCGCGATGGCCGTTCGTGCTTGCCAAGATGACCATCGGCCCAAAGGAAACGTCAGGATCGGTTGATTTTTTCGGCGCTGTTTCTATTGATTGCCATTTCATCTCAGCACCTCGTTCTCATACTTCAGTATCTCTGGGTCTGTCAGCGGCACGCCTTGCGCTCGGTAATGACCTTGCACCGCATCCATGTATTCGGTCAGTTCTTTGACGCTCATTTCGCGCGTCATCGCCAGAATGCCACGCTCGAATAGAAAGCATTGCTGTTCGTATGTTAAGCCGTCAAACATCCGCTCCCATACCCGTGACCATATCGGATCTCGCCTGCGAATTGGCACGCCGTAGGCAACGTGGCACTGTCCTTTGACTTGTGCCGCCGTCATGTCTCCGACGTGTTTGGAGATGTCGCCATACCATTTGTGCAAAAGGCTGTTTTGGGACAGCGTGCGCTTATCGCCATCGCCGATGGTGATTGTGAACGGCAGAGGGAGGCCAGTAATCATACCAGCCACCCGTTGCGCTTCGTGTTCTGTTAAGACGCGAATTGTCTTCATGCCCGCGCCTCTAATTCGGCCAACTTGCTTTGAACCTGCTGCACGAAGTCAGACACTTTTTCGCGCAATTCAGATTGCAGCTTTGGGTCGGCGTCAACGCGCGTCACCTGCATTTTCAGATGCTCAGGAAATGACGGGTTAAACGAAACGAAGTCACACCACGTCCGTCCGGTGCATTCCATCTGCCACTGCATTTGCAGCATATAGCCTTTGTCGATGCTGCCGCCTGTCAGGTTCTTGATGTGCTTGGCGGGTTGGGGACACTTTATCTCCACCAGCCCGTCATCGCCAATCAGACCGTCCGGTGATGCGCCGGACCACTCAATGACCGGGTGCGGGATAAACCCGACCTCGGTCACCTCGTTGCCTATCTCTAGTTCATAGAACGCCCGCGCCTGCGGTTCGGTGTCGTTGCCGTGTTCCATCGCCGCGCTCTTGAACGTCTCAACAGGCTGGCCTGTCAGGCGCTCGCATACAAGCTGCGCCATATAGTTTTGGTATCCGGCTGCTGTCTTTGCCATCATCACATTCGACAGTGCCGAGGCGGTTACCCGCCCCGCACGCTCGGCCAGCCATTCCTGGCCTCCCTGCTCACTCATTGCCCAATGCCTCCGCGAGAACGTCACCAAGTGCAGGCTGGTTCTGCTCCGCGTTTGCCGCGATGGTCGCAGACAGCTTCTTCATCGCCCTGTCGAAAGCGTCCACCGGGAATTGCTCCAGCGATGGTGCGCCATATGCCGCGCAGATTTTAGCTGCGGGAACGCCCGCTTCCTCTGCGGTATCGCGTAGCGCAATGAATTGGTCTGCGCTGATGGTGCGAGGTGCTGCCTTTGCTGCGGCATTTCCGTCATCGTCTTCCGGTGCGATGCCAGCCAATGCCATCAGGCCATACCGACGTGCGTAGGTGATGGCGCTGCCAAGCCCCTGCATGTCGTTTTTGCCCACGATGAGCGGGATGCTGCATTCGAGAACGTCGCCGCCTTCGTGAATGAATTTGGTCACGACTGAGCGGCCAAGTTCGGTCTCTGTCATCGGCTGAATGACAGCGATGCCATTAGCGTTAAGCGCAGGCATACAGGCATCAACCACGCTTGCAAGGTCAGCGTATTTGCTTTTGAAGTGCGGGTTTTGCGCCGACTTCAGCGCCTTGCCCATCTGCGCCTGCGCTGCGGCCAGTGCTGCTGCGATGTTCGGGTGTTTAGTGTCAGTCATGGTCTTTCCCTTCGTTGAGGCCAGCACGCCATTCTGCGTCACCAGCGATGTTAAGTCCTGTTATCTGCGCCAAGCGCACGCGGTAAATCTCGCGCGGCACGACGTGGCCCTGCATCCAACGTGAAAGGTGCGAACTGCCAACCGGAACTTGCTGTGCAAGCCATGACAATTTGCGCCCTTCGCGCTGAACCCAAGTCTTTAATTGTGTCTGTGCTGTTTCCATGCCAGCACCTTATTGCGCAAATTATTTTTTGTAAAGCGCAATTTTTCTGTTTACATCGCATCCGGCAATGCGTAATCTCTACCTATCAACAACGGCCACCGCGCCATTAGATAGGGAAACGACCATGACCACATACGCCTTCGCCACAACCGACAACGTAACCTTTGACAACGTAGTTGCCATCATGACTTTCGAGGCAAAGATGGTTTCGACTGCCTTCGGCGGCGCAGCATACGCGGCACGCTCTGTTACCTTAAACCGCTTTTACTTTGACACATCCGAGGAAGCGCAGGCATTTGCAGATGCAAACAACGGCGGCGAAAACTACCGCAACCTGTCCGAGATTGCCCGCCTCGAGGCACAGGACCGCGCCGCATACCTCAACGCCACCGCGCTTGCCGCCTAACACAACGGGGCTTCGGCCCCGCCACCCATAGCCGCGATGAGCGCGGTTATCGTCGGGGCTGCGGTCGATACTGGCCCGGTCGCGTAAGACCCCGGCGCAATAAAAGGAGAAACAACACATGACACACGCAAACGACATGAGGACGCTCAACCGCGCTATTTACGACGCGATACGCTCCGGCAACCGCGAAGGCGCAAACGTAACCGCGCTGCGCGAGATGGCAGCAGATATAGACCACATCATCGACCACGGATGCACGCGCGAAGAAATGCGTGAGCGCATCAAGGCGCAACGCGCGGTTCAACAAGCTGGGTGGACGGCATGAGAAACTTTATCGAAGACCTGCTCGGCGCAATATGCGTGATGGCCCTGCCGTTCCTGCTGATGTTCATCGCTTACGGATGGGGGATGTAATGGCTTCTTGGCTCTACCCGCCCGCTTTCGACGAGACGTTCCGCTGTGATTATTGCGAGAGTGATTTCAGCGAGGACGACCTGACCGAATACGAGCGCAACCGTTGGGCCTGCGATACCTGCGCCCGCGCCAATGACGAAGAAGCTGCTGCCATGCAGGAGATGGCGGAAGATGACAAATTTCATGCAATGATGAAAAGGAACGCGGAACTATGACCCAATACACATTCGGACCAGTCGTAATTGAGCGCAAAGACAATCCTGGCGCTCTGGTCGCCCAGTGCCTGAGCGGTGGCTTTTGCTGTCGCGGCTACATCGGCGGGACGTGCGTTTGGAACGAGACCGAGGACGGCAAGTCTCGCAAGTTGCCAATCGAAACAAACGAAACGCCGGATTGGTGCCAATACAAGGCCACTGCCATTCGGGATGCGCAGGAGATGGATAAATGAAACTGTGGACCATCCTCATCGCGCTGTACGGCGACGTAGAGAGCCGCCTTCTGTTTCCCAGCGAGGCAGAGTGCAGCGCGGCGCTGCAACCCATGCAAGCCATTCTTGATGCGTCCTATGACGACGTGGCGGTACTGTGCGAGCGGTCAACTCTGCTGAGCGCCTCGCCGCGCCCGGTGGCGAGGCCAGAAAGGTAAAAAAACCCCGGCAGTTGAGGCGCTGCCGGGGTTCATCGCGTTTGGGGTACACGATACCTGCATCCGGCAGGCTCGGACTACGCCACTCGGCGCAATTACTGACAAGCCGCGTCTAATTGTTGAATGAGATACGCGCCTGTAATCACTGACCTATCACCACCATCCTCTGCAAGCGCGGCTGCATGTGCCGTTCGGCTGGCGGATGTCGCATCGCAGATGGCACTATCGCTCACCGCGCTCGTGCAAGAAGCGCCTAGCAGCATCAGGGTCATTGCCAAGGCCAACTTCGTCCATGCGCTTGCGCGTGTCTGCATATCCCTCATCCCTCGCCTTGCTCTTACCGTTCCAGTATGCCGCGAACAGTGCCACAATGAATGCGCCAGCCGCTGCGAGCCATAGTTTGAGCCGGAGCATCATCGGTCGCCCTGAGACCACCTGCGCAGTCTCTCCCTGACAATATAAAGCAGGAACAGACCCGCGATAGCAGCCGCTCCCAGCACGATGTACTGCGCCACGGGGTCCAGACTGCCCAGAACCGTAGCAATGCCTCCTGCGCCCGCTGTAGCGGCCCCTGCGGCTGCCTGTAGCGTTGTTGACTGCGCTTTGTTGCGGGGCTTCGGAGCTTCGTCGTCCGTCACCCATTCTTCGGTCGGGTAGGCGTCCCAATCTAGCTGGAAATGAGGACCGTCTCGGAACTTCGTCCAATCGCCGCCCCAATCAATCTTGACGCCCTCCGCATCCGCCGCAGCCTTCACCGCTGGCCCCAGCTTGTCATAGAGCGGCCAAGCGAACGCCGCGCCATCCTTGCCAATGGGCAGCAGGTCAACCGCGTGTCCGGTCAGGTGGCGGCTGTTCATCGTCTTAGACGCGCCAGACGCATACAGTTCGCGCTGTCGCTGCATGGTCCGCAGCCCCTCAATCACGATGAAGTCCAGCGGGCTTTCCTGCAATGCGCGGTCAATAACCCGCCGCAGGTCGGGATGAATGCCCTTGAGACTGCTCAGGCTGCGCTTGCTGTAGCGTCTCACTTCGACCCCACTTTCGCAATTAAAGCCTTAATGTCGTCGCGTATCTCGGCGAGCATAGCGTTAGTGTCATCACGCGCTGCCTTCGCAAGGTCCATGTCTTCCTTGCGCTGATGCCACAGACGGCGAATTTCCTTGGTGTTTTCGATGCTGCGGCTCTCGAGGCGAATGAGCCAGACCAAGAAGCCAATAAAGCCAACGATGATAGGCCAGAATTTAAGGATGTTCTCGGTCATAGGACGCCTCTAGTCGTTCGAGTGTGTATCGCGCCCGCTCGACTTCAGTCGCCCACGCATCCGCGATGTGGTTTTCCTGCCAAAAGAATAGCAGGTTTATTGCTTGTCCGAAACGCTCCCAGAACAGGCTATCCTGACCGTCGATATAGGCCCGCGCCGATAGCGTCTGTGCCGTGCTGCCACCAAAGAAAATGGCGTTGAGCATCCGCGAGAACAGGCTAACGAGGTCATACGCTAGGCGATATGGGATGTAGGCAATCCGGTTCATCATCCCAACTCAGGTGTGATAACGACCCGAAGCTGGTCCGGCGTGTTCTTGAATGTCTCAATACTGCCGTCGAGGAATGTCACCTCGTACTCGGCTTTATAGCTGCCCGGCGTGTCTGTATCCCCGGCTTGTAGCGTATAACGGACGTGACCAGCGGAGCCATCCACCACCGTCGCCGCCGCATCAATCTTGAGCGTTGTCGCGCCAATTTTGAGCATATGGAAGCGCACACTCGCCCCAGTCACATCCACAACCGTGCCGTTTGCATCCGTCAGGATGGCGTCAAGTGTGGGCGATGTGTCGTTCTGTTTAAGGTATGCTGTGTCTGTCATGTTCCAAACCTCGTTGACGTATCAAGCCACGCTGCGTCATTTGATGCGTTCCTCCAACGTGCGCTGTTCGATACGTTAATCCACTGAGCATCGTTGTTAGTGTTCGGTACAAACGTAGGACGCCCACCACCTGCCGGAATACATACCACAACAGCTGTTCCTGTGATAGAACTCACGGCGGCGAAGATAGACAGGCCGCTTGCCGATACTTGAGCGATGCCGGACAGGCTTGCAGATGCCGTACTGATGGCGCTTGCACTAGCCGCGACAACAGATTGCCCGGCGATGGCGGATGTGGCTGTGAAAACGCTTGAGCCAGCGCCAGAGACCGTCGCGCTGCCCTGCACGTTTGCGTTCGCAGCAATGATGCGCTGACCGACTGCGCTGAGTGTCCCGCTACCCGTTATTGTGGCAATGGAAACACCCGCCTCGACAAATGTGGCGGTAGACGTTCCAGAGATTGTGGCTATAGATTCCGCTGTGGACAGCCCCTCCGCGCTGACCGCAGCCTGCCCCGATACATCCGCTATGGCTTCAGCAATACTTGCGCCTTGCCCTGAAACAGTCGCAGAACCTGCAATCGTTGCGGTGGCCGCGCCAGTTTCCTCGCCCTGCGCAGAAACAGTAGCCTGCCCGGATATAGACGCCGTTGAAGTAGCTGTTTGTTCGCCTTCAGCACTTACGCTCGCAGCGCCATTGATTGACGCAACCGCCGTTGCGATAGCCGCGCCATCAGCCGACGTGACGGCGCTACCAGATATGGTCGCGTTGGCCTCCGAAACGACCTTACCCTGACCAGAGACAGTCGCAGAGCCAGCGATTGAAGCCGTAGCTGTGTTAATCGCCGCACCTTGCCCGGACACACTTGTCGCCCCTGCAATAGATGCGCTGGCGGTAACAACAGACTGTCCTTGTGCAGATACCGTTGCCGCGCCCGCAATGGACGCGATGGCTTCAGTAATTACGCCGACTTCCCCATCATCCGCCAGGGGTGCAGCAGCTAATGGTGAAAATCCGAGCATCAGTTGTTACTCACTCCGTCTGTATGGGCGCTTCAACATCGCTGTTGCCATAGTCGTCAAGCATAACCGAATCCGGCCTAATAGGCCACTGAACATTCCACGGGTCGATACTGTGCGTGTCGTTGTAGATGTCTCTTAGAGCCTGTCGGTACGCAACCCACACTGGATCAGGAGCCTCTCCTACTTCAACAGCCTTAATAACTTTGTAGTCGGAGCTGGAAAGCATCTGCTTACACTGTTGGCGGATTACGTCCCACTGCCTTGCTGTATCAGCCTCACTCGGAGGAGACACAACCCAATCGCTGCCAGTCCACTCCAGCTTGTTCGGATACTCGTAGGCTGGAGCTACCGGAGCCTCCACATACCCTGCATCCGCAATCTCTTCTGGCGTAAACGTCGAGGGGTCTGTGCGGGTCATGCCGCTGGACAGCCTAATCCTGTCAGGCAGCGGTGCGGGGTAGCGTGGTGGTCGTGAATATAAGGTCATTAGCGCTCTCCGCTTTAGCTAAACTTCTTTACTACTAGGTTGTCCACATGGAAGTCGCTGCCACCGAGAATTGCCACTCGGTCAAACGGACCACTGTGGGTCGCATCTGCACTGGTAGTGAGTGAACCCAACACGGAGCCAGAAATGTCTCTTGCAAGGAGGGTAAATGTATTATCAGGAAATGCCTGTAAGCTCAATCTATACCAAGCATTACTGGGGCGAGTGAAGGTAGTGGAGGTTATCTCCACTCCACTATACGAATCTCGGCGCTCTACGCGGAGAGTAGTGCCTGTAGTAAAAAACCCATACCCATCGCCAGAAGAGTCTACAACAGAAATTCTGTCTGCGGCACCGCCAGCTCTCGGTTCAACTGAGTAAAGCCAAACATCCATGAGGTAATGCCTATTAACTGTTTCTGTAAGTAGCTTATAAGCGCCATTTGGATCGCCGCTGGTGCTTTTTAACGCTGAAAATGAACCTTCATACGCCTGAGCGCTTGACTGTGAGACAACGCCGGTACCGACAATAACCCAACCTGTGAATGTTTCAAAGGTGTCGGTAAACACCGTTGTTGGCGCTTTGGAAAGAAACTGTGCGTCTAAATTCCATACACCCATTAGAGATTAAACCTTTGTCTAAGCGCGTTATAGTTTTGGGTTATTTCCGCGCCTGATAGCGGGCGATTATAGTATTGGACGGAGTACATATTTCCTTCAAAATACTCCGTTGCGCTTGACAGGCTTGCAGTCGTTGGTGTTCTCAGAGTAAATGTTGCTGCTACGCTTCCAACAGAGGAACCGTTTTTATACACAGCTATTGAAGAACCATTATAAACACTAACAAAATTGTAATATTCATTGGTGAACACTTGATTGTCTATATTTATTTGCTGGATTGTACCTCCAGAATCAAACGAATAAGCGTGTAAATTGGAATTTGTTGCATTGCTGTGTCTTAAAATCGCCGCACTGGGTCCTAGACCAAAATAACGCTGGATTCTTGCGGTACTCACGGTTCCGGTATGCTTCAGCCACACAGAAATTGTGTATCCGGTACCTGAACCAGAAAAGGTAAGACCAGAAGGTATGGTAGCAGTATCTCCACTCCCGAATACAATGCCGCCACTTGCATCTGTAGTAAATGATGTTCCGTTCAAATTAACATTTAAAGAGCTTCCACTTAGATCATACCAACGCTCTTCACGTTTAATTGCAGTGGAACCAGTCTTAACAGGGATAGTGTAGTCACTTATTGTCCCCCGTTGAAGCTGTGGATTCCAGAACGTGTTTGAACCAGTGGCAGTAGGGTCTACCACAAGACTTGCACCTGCTGACCCTATTACTGGATAAATTCTACAAATCATCCTATCATATGAAGCACCTTCAGTTTGAATCTCAAACATAACACGCCACCAGTCTCCATCAGAAACAACTTGCGTATTTGTTGCATTAGATTCAACAAAATCACCATTATCGGGATTTAAATAAAGTGTATAGACAGTTCCATTAGTAGAACTAGGGGTATCTTGAAAATAAATTTGGATAGCTGCCCACGGACCGCCAGTGTTCTTTTTGACATGGCATATTACTGTCATTGTTTGGACAGTTTCGTATATCGCATCATTGTTATCATCTACTACGTATATACCTGAAGCAGAACTTGCATCACTATCAGTCAGCGTAAAAGCATCATTTTGTCCATCAACCCCTGTGGTAGCAACAGAAGTTACTACTCCATCAAATGATTCCCAATCTGGATATGATGAAGGAGTAATATCTGCTGAGTACGGGATAAAGTTTTCAGGCCCGTAACTACTTGGGCTACTTGCATCCAGCCATAACTGTAGTCCATTTTGAATTACACTTTGAAACTTAGTCCCAAAAGGAGCGGTCACCCCTATGAACCCGCCATTGTCAAACAGGCTAGACATATCAGCTTATCTCTTCGTAAGAGCAAGTCACGACAATATCCCCAGCAGCACTTGCATTGCACCGCAGAGCATCCCCCTCTTCAAGGTACAACGGATTCTCTTTTGTCAGGACCACCAAGGTCGCGTCGGCAGGGACTGTAATCGTGCTGGCGATAGGGTAGGCCACACTGCTACGAAACAAATCAACCGTAATGTCCGCAGCGTTGGTTCCATCAACATTCGCAGCGATAATGGCGTTCACCTTAAAGACCTTGCCACTGGCAGAGGCGTTGGTCACGACTGCCGTTGCAGATGTGGTCACTGCTTGTACTGCGGTTTTGCCAAGGATGGTGTTCGGGTTCAGAAGGTTCGGTGCGGCCATGTCAGCCTCCAAATAAAATGGACATTGCGAAAGGTCGGCCCGTCACATCGCTCTCAGTAGCAGAGACATACACCACAGCATTCCCAGACAGGTTGATAGCTGCGTCTGAGTTGCTACTTTCAGTGACAGTACGGCTCAGAGTGGTTCCAGACGCCGTGTAAGTGCCTGTTCCGATCTCCCAAGCCGTACCGTCCTCAATGACGTAACGCACAGTCTCCCCGTCGCCGACGCCAGCATCAGCGAATGACTGATAGCCGCTCTCAGCAGAGCCAAGCGTGATTGGGCTTCCCGTGCCAGTAGTGGCAGTGCCCATCTTGGCGCGGTTGACGAGTTTGACCATTTATCAGTCCTCAGTAATCGTGGTGCCAGTACCGATGCGCGGTGTGACGCCAGTCGAGATGCTGATGTTCGGCGTGATTGCCCCGTAGTAGAGGATCTTGCCTGTCCCGGTGCTATCGGTGCCGATTGAGACGTGCGTTGCTGTCTCAGTGCCACCTGTCGCTGCCGGGAAATCGATGTTGGCTGTTGGGGACACGCTGTTGGCCGTGATGGTCCAGCCTCCAGAAGTCCGAGCCACTGCGACACGAGCATAGCTGGTGTATGCGCACTCGTTCGTGGTCTGGTTGCCAGCTTCGCCGGGGTCAGATGTGTGCAGCGCAACGTACAGGTTCGTCAGCGGCGACGTTCCGGCATTGTCTGCGATGTTGGCGATGGCTGTGGCGTTGAAGATCAACTCCAGCAGGTCGTTCTCGAATGTGTTGCCCTTCGACATTGGGACAGTCCTCTCAGTTGTTGCCCAGCGGGCGGGGTTTTGCCAAACTTATCACAAGCCTGACGTTAATTCATGCAATGTCATCAGTTATGATGACTTCGATGTAGCTGGCGTTCGGGAATGTCTCGATTTTGCCGTCCGAATATGTCACTTCAAACTCAGCCTGAAACGTCCCAGCCGCTGCGGTATCTGCCGCGTCCCAATCGTATCGCACGATACCAGAACCCGCCGTCACAACAGTTGCGGCTGTGTCAATGATGACTGTGCCAGCCGCGTTGCGCATGTGAAACGTCACTCCAAGGTTGCCCGTAATATCAACAGCCAGCCCGTTTCCGTCCAAAAGCGTTGTCTGAATTGACGGTGATGTGTCGTTTTGCTTTAGGTTAAACGCCATCTTATGTGTTCCTCGTCGGGTTGGCTGGTACGGTTATAGCAGAATTTAGCGATACCGACAAAGCCGCGTTTGTCCCGCCCGCGCTTGCCTCATCTACTGCACGGCTGGGCGCAGGCGGTATTGCCGCTCCGACACCAGACAGCGCACCGTCACCCGCTATAGAAGCAATGCCGCTGATGACTGCCGGAATTGCAGCAAGCGTTGATGTGCCTGCTATTGCTGCGGTTGCTGATATGGTTGTGACCAGAATATATTGGTAAATTGCATCGCCTGTCGCGCCAGACGTGTAGAAATTGTTTCCGTTTGTCCGAAAGAAAACGCCCTGAACGCTGGTGTCTTGGCCCGATACGTCAAAGCTGTCTACATAAGACGCGGTTGATATATCAAACGCTGTGCTTAAGTCGTATTGGTAAATCGTTGTTTCGTCAGCAACGTATACTTTTGACCCACTGTCGCCAAAAGCCATGCTTTCCGGCGTTGTCGTTTGCGATGCAATGCTAAACGCATCAACAAAAGACGCCGTTGAAACATCCCACGCCGTTGATAGCGTGTATTCGTTAATATCGTCGCCAGAATTTCCAAGAACAAACATCTTGGTCCCGGCAGTGTTGAATTTTATACTCTTTGGAATTGTATCTTGAGCAGATATGTCAAAAAGCTGATTAAACGTCGCGCTACTTACATCCCAAGCGGTGCTTAAGTCGTACTCGTTTACATCATCGCCAGCCGCGCCTACGACATACATCTTTGCGCCGCTATTGCCGAACGCAAGCCCTTGCCCTGCGAGTTCCTGACCGGAAATACTAACGCTGGTTGTAAATGTTCCCGTTGAAATATCCCACGCTGTTGAAAGCGCGTATTCCAAAACAGTGTCGCCAGTATTGTCTAGGACAAACGCCTTTGCGCCATCATCCTTTAGGACAATATCCTCTGGCCCGCCAGTTTGCCCGCTTATATCAAGCGTTGTTCCACTGTAGGTGTATTGGGTAATATCCCAAGCAGCCATTATTCATCCGCCGCCGCTTTGGCCTGCGCCCGCTTTAACTCAGCCTCAAGGCGTTTGATTTCCTTGCGGAGTAAATCAAGGTTCGTCACCCGGTCCCAAATGCTCATGCTGGTGCCTCCGGCCATGTGATGTTTTCAGGAAAGCCAGCTTGTTGCGGAATGTCGCGCAGGGCTTGGCGATATGTGGCCCACGCAGCGGCATCAACAGGCGCATCCGGCACTTGCGTCCAGTCGGAGGCGCTCAACATCTTATCGCGCAGAGCCTTAACCTCAGCCGCCACAATGTCGGATGCGCTCGGTCCGTCGTAAGCTGCGATAGCGCCAAACTCGCCTGACAGCGCACGGTCATAAAGCGGGTCGCCCGGCTCAAGGCACGCGCAACCTTCGCCGCTCGTGTATTCGGCCTGTATCCAATTTAGGTCATTTACATATTTGAGGTTCTGAAACATCACGCCACCGCAAAGTTAGATGTACCGCTCTCGATGCGGATGTCTGACAAAGATACTGTTCCGGTGGAACCGCCACCATTGACGGTTGCACTAATTCTAATTTGGTCCCCCAAAACAACGGACACGTCTGCCGATGCTGTTCCGGCAGACGTAAACGTGGCGAATGCAACGCCATTTTTGAGATATTGCACATTGATGGTTGTGACGGTCCCGCTTGTTCCGACGGTTGACCGGACGCGCACGGTTCCGCCCACCAGCGCAACAATGCTTCCCTCGAACAGTTCCGCGTTGGCTGATGATGCTGGCGAAGTGTACGTCGCCGATATAGCTTGAATGCCGCGAATAGTGTTTGATCCGGCAGTCGGAGGCTGCATTGCGGCTGTCAAAATCTTTGGCGCTCCGCTCGCCCCCTCGGCAATCGCCTCTGGGTTCTCAAACGCCGCTAGAGCCTTGGCGCTGGTCCACGGCTCGCCCGGTAGCAGGCTTGATGTGCTTTGACTTGTCCAACTTGCCATTAGTCCCTCACTGTATCACATAGCCCGTTGAGCCATCCGGCATCAGGCCCGTGTTCTCGGTAATGTAGCACGCATTTTCCTTTTGCGCATCAGTCGCGGTTGCGAAGTCAGGCCACGACAATCCTGTGTCTGGGTCAGTGTCAGGCAAAATAAACGAAGGCCGCTCAAACAGGATGAATGACTGCGCCAGAACGCGATAGGAAAAGCCGGGTTCCAGTTCTTCCCACTCGATAATCTGCCACGGCTCGGTGACAGGATTGCCTAGCGTGTCAATCGCGTCATAGCTGGTCACGAACATAACATCGCCAACAGCAAGCGTGGCGTCTTTTTCGGCTAACTGCAATTCCAGATATTGCGGAGTTGTCCTATAGCGTTGCAGGAATGAGGCCTGCACCAATACCGCGTTCAGGTCAGTGCGCAGAAGCGGCGAATACCATTCAAGGTTTCGGACAGTGCCGTCCGCGAAGTTCGCGCTCTCGGCCTCGGCGTCGATGCGTATCCGCTGCGTTGAATAGTTCTTCGCGTCGGTCAGGCTTTCTGTCGGGTCTTTGCGCCCGTAGTAAATCGTCACCCGCGTTCTGCGGTCGTCAGGCGTGCGCTTAAGTGCGCTGGAAACAATCGCGTTGCGCTCGGTCAAGGTGATTGGCGGTTGGCTCGGCTGTCGCAACGCAAGCAACTTAATCTCTTGGTCCCGCTCATCCCACCAGATGGAAAACATCCCGTCACGCATGGCCTCTGCGCATATCTCGGACACTGGACGCGGCTCAGTAAATGAGCCTGTTCCCTTCAGCGTCGAAAGCCAACTTTCGCCCTCACTGGTCCAATCGGTTGCGTAAGGTATGAGGCTTACCGGGATAGTCGTGTGATTGCTCAGGAGGTCATAGACCATTTCCCAGTATAAAATATCGTCGTAATGCCCGACGCGCTGCATACCGTCATCTGCGCTATGCTCGTCCGCTGTCGTTCCCAGAGCGCCACGGACAACGCCGCTGAGTGACCAGACGCCCGCGCTGCCTGTATAGCCCGTGTAGCTAATTACCTCGCCGCTCAGACGGCCATAGAATAGCCCATCATTGCCGAAGCTATCCGACACGTCGTCTTCGGTCCCGGTGACTGTGATGCTGGTCGTGCTTGCATCAATGTCAGACTGCAAGCGTAGGTCGGTTGCGCGGGGGAACTGCGCTTTCTTGCGCTCCGCCCTGCCAAGCGGGTCTAGCCCTGTGATGGTCCACGCCCCGCCCGATGGAGGGTTGATGTTGGTCACGTCATAGCGGCGCACTGTCATCGCCGCCAAGCTGTCGCCTTCCTTGCCCGTGTAGAGATACATCTCCAACTGCGGCACGGCCTCGCCAAGCCATGCCAAGAGTAAGCGTCCGATACTGCCCTGCACGGTGCGCTCGGATGCGTAGAAGTCGCCAAACTGGTTGCGGAACTCGAAGTCGTCTAACGTGACGGAAACGGTCCCGCGCAAGCCGAACGGGCTTTCACCCTCACGCACTGCACCAAGATTAAGCCGTGTTGGTTCGGTCCTGACCGTGCGCAGGATAGGGATGGCTGGCCCATACCACTCATCGGCGCTTGGCAATCCAGCCGTGAGCGGTGCCGGGTCGCCCGGTCGCGTGAAATACCAGCGCAACTCGCCGTCGAGGTTGAACACGTCCTTAGCGCCGCAGGTGTTGTACGTCTGGAAGCACTTGGGTGTGCCTGTGGCTGTGCAGGTTCCAACGCCGAAGCGCAGGTCACAACGCTTTTGCCGCAACTCTAGGACTTGGACGGTCTTAGTCATGGCGCTGCATACCCCATGCACTGGAACGTCACTGCGCCGCTGTTGTTGAGATTGGCCCGCTCACGGTTGAACCGTGGCCGCTCCATCGCCCGCGCGTAGGCAACATCATCTTGATAGCTAGACGGCTTGGCGGCAATGAAGAACGGCCCAGTGTTGTCAACGTGGTTGATAAAGCCATTCCACGTCACATCACCCGCCGCCGCTCGGAATGTCTCAGGCAAGTTTTGCACGGTCAGGTCAAACTGCAGGTCTGCGCCCTCAACAGCGCGGCCCAGAACGTCGCCTCTGATGCTTTGCTGATGGCGATACCGAACCTGCTTGCTCTCACTGATAGGCAAGCCTGTGAACACCGATAGCTGCGGCATTTCCAGAACCTCGCCCGATTGCGCAACGGCAATCTGCGGCGCAGCCGAACCGCCAGAAATGACAAACCGAACGCCGCGATATGACGTGTTGCGAAACAGCCAAACGATTGCACTGTCGTCTGCCGGGTCATGCGATGAAACAATACCAGACCAAACCACGCCGTCTGTTGTGGCTTGCAGCGCCACGCTTGCGCCAGTGCTGCCAAGGTTGTGCGCCGCAATCGCTGCATAGCCCGTGGTGAGCGGCCCTGAGAACGTCAGAGTGACTGTCTGGCCTGTGCCGCCGCCTTCCCATACGCTCCACGTCTCGCCATCAACAAGCCAATCCACATCAGCCCCTGTGGCCGTGCTGGTGGCTGTAGGCGTTGCCGTGTGGGTGTCAAAGCAAATGCGCGGTTGGTCGATAGGCTCTAGGTTTCCGTTAAAACCGGATTGAATGACAACGCTCATTGAAACACCAGCCTTCCGCCTCGGTCTAGCTGCGATTGAATTTGCTCAAGCAAGCCCTCAACCGACGCGCGGCTAAAGGTGTCGCCTTGCAGGTTGATGGCGACTGTTTGGGTTGGCTGCGGTGGTGCGGATGTTGTGCCGGATGCCGCGCCTGTTGAGCCAGAACCGCCAGTAGAGCCGTTGTCGCCTACGCTGCGAATAGCGTTGACGAAGCCGATACCCTTAGCGATGACTGCTGCCGCTGCCGCAAAGCCAGCAATGCCGCCCTTTGCCAATTCCTTGGACGCGCCTTCGTAAGTGCTAATCAACGCTTGCGCCGCGCCAAACACCTTGGCAATCTTCAACGCCTTCTTGTTGTTCTGCCCGATAGCGTTCAGGATTTCTGCGCCCGCACCTGCGACCGTGGCAAGGTCAGCCGCAGCGCCTGCTTTCTTGATTGCGTTAATGCGCTTCTGATGTTCTTTTTCCAGGCGTTCTTTCTGCTCGTTATATTCGGCTTGCTTAATGATTTCCGCCTTGAGGGCTTCATCTAAAAGGGCCATGCCTTCAGCATACCACATATCGACAGCTTCGCGCTCTGTCAGAAGCCCTTGCGTCAAAACCTCAAGGCGTTGCTCTAGCTGCTCACGTAGCTTTTCGGCCGTACTTAATCCGCTTTTGCCATCATCAATTTCAAACGGAGTAACAACAATTGGCTCAAGTTCAATAGGCGGCGCTACGTTGTCGCCGTAGTTTGAACCCGAAACGCCGCCGAATACTGTGTTTTCAATGCGACGACGCGCGGCTGCAAGCGCGGCCTCTGCCTCTGCAAGCGTTGCCTCTGCCTCATCCTCAGCTTCAAATAGCCTTGCGCGTGATGGCCCGCGGACTTTGCCCGGAGCGGCTTTTTCCTCACGCATCGCCCTGCGCTTGGCAAGTTCAGCCTCAGCCGCCGCAAGTGCGCTTTTAGCAAGCGTGTAGTTGTCGCTCGCAAGGTCAACCGCAGAACGCCCAGCGGCTTCAGCCGAACCCGGAACCAAGCCCATGCTTTTGTTTAATTCATCTAGAGCATCTCGCGCATCATAGGTGGACGTTTCCATGTCCTCGGCCTTAGACCGCCACGCCGCAATGCCGCCAAGTGCTAAGGCCAACAGTCCAGCAACGACCGTCAGAGGGCCGCCCGCCGCAGCAACGGCAATCGCAAGGCCAGAGAAGGCAAGTGTGACGATTTCCACGTTCTGCGAAACGGCAACCATGCCCTCGGCAACGCCCGCCGCGATGTTGGCGATACCTGACAGGCCATTGATTGCAGCCTGCATAAAGTCTTCGGTGAGAATCGTGTCAGCCAATGCTCCAAACGCACTGGCAAGTCTCTCAATAGCTGTTTGCACCGCATCGGATTGTGCTAGCGTGTTGAACCTGTCGGCCATCGCTTGCAGCGTAGGCGCAACCTCAACCGCCAGCTTGTTCCGCAATCCTTCAAACACAAGCCCCATGCGAGCGACCGCATCATTTGCACTTTCAATGCTGTCTGTCTGCGCTTTCGTCAGTTCGAGGCCGAACGCTGTGACTTCCTCACGCGCCGACCGGATGGCATCGCCGCCCTGCAATAGCAGAAGCGCCATGTTGCGAGACCGGACGCCAAGGTCTCTGAGAATGTCAGATGCCTGACCAGATGACAGGCCTAGCGCCTTGATATGGTCTGCCAGTTTTGCCATGCGCTCATCAGCGTCAAGGCCCTCTAAATCCTTGGCCCTCAAGCCAAGCTTGGCAAGCGCGTCATGCGCCGGAGTTCCCTTTTCCTTAGCCCGCTCAAGTTCGCGGTTAAGTTGCTGCATGGCTGTGTTGGCTTCACTAACCGACACGCCCGCATATCCCGCAGCAATTTGAACAGCCCGAAGTGCATTGGCGCTGCCATCAAGCGACCGAGCCAGCTTGGTTTGAGCGTCAACCGCTGCCAAGCCCTGCGTTGTCATTGCCGCCAATGCACCAGCCACCAGAACGCCAGCCGCGCCCGCAGCCTTGGCAAGTCCAGCGATGCTGCGGCCTGCCTTATTAAGACCGCGCTCAAGTGCCGTGGTGTCTGCGCCGATTTTGACCGTGAGTGGTTTAAGCGCCATCTGTCGGCTCCAGTAGCTTGCTCAGGCGGTCAATCTCAGCCTGCGATAGATGCCCCTTGCGGGTCTTTTGCGGCGTATCCTGCCGCGATAGAGCCTCTGCCAGAAGTTCCGAGAATGTCATCTGCCAAAACTCCGATGGTGAAATCCCCCATGACCGCGCTGCCAGATATAGATTGTTAAAATCTATGTCTCGGCTTTCGCCTTCTTCCGCGTCGTCGGCTGGGGCTTCGACTTTTTTCCCAAGTCAATCGACGGCAATACCGCCGCCACAAAGGCAAGCTGAAACTCAATCATTTCCTCTGACCCGCCCGTGATGAAGGCATAGCTTTCATCTTCGGACACTTTCACACCTGCCTCGGCCATGAAAAGCCGATGCACGTCTGTCAGGTCAATCGGGTCGGCACCGCCCTTGATGCAGGCGTTTGCCAAATTGAGCGCATGAATGCCTTTGGCCTTGATGCGACGAAGCAACGCCAGTGACGGGGTGATTGTGTATTCCTCACCCTGCCACGTTAGCGCCAGTTCCCTGAATACTTCGCTCATCAGGAAGCCGTAATCGCGCCGCTGCTTTCCAGCGAAAGCGTGAACGTGATTGTGTCGGCCTGCTCGCCTGTCGCCTCGAAAGAGGTGATGAAGAACGAACCTGTGTACGTTGCAAAACTGCCGAACGACACGCGAAACGCATGGAGCGCCGATGATGCCGTTGCCGCTGCCGCAAGTGCAGAGAACGTCGAGGCTGTCGCCACGCCTGTGCAAGACAGCGACATAGACTTGACTGCTACGTCATCCAGATACGTCCGCACGCCAGCATCATCCTTGTCGGTGATGTCGATTGCTTCGTTGTTGAATGTCAGGCTGTCGGTTCGAGCGCCCGCCACGACTACATATGTCGAACCATCTGACGCATATTCAACCCGGAGGTCGCGTCCACTTTCTGCTGCCATTGTACTTGCCCTTTCATTGGCTTTGCAAAGTTATACCACGCAACTGCAAATCTGCAAAGTCACGCGCCGCTGTCATATTGAATGCGGAAGGTTAGCGGCCTGTATCGCGTAAAGCCGTCTGGGTCCGGTATGTTGCCGGGACTGCTATCGAACAGGCAATTTACTACATTGGAACCGCTTACCACCAAGTCAAAATCATGCAGCGCGTCATATGTCGCCTGCGCCGCTGCGTCTGCGAGGTCAATTGCGCTCCGGCTTGCTGTAGGCCGCGCAAAGGTCGTGACCTGTATAAGCTGTTCGCCGCCGTCGCTGGTCTTAGTATCCCAAGGCGTTGCGCTCACGTCCTCAATGACAGTGAACGGAAAAGGAACCATGCTTTCCGGCTTGGTGTCCTGCGGCTTGTCATAGCCGACGTATGTCGTCAACGCCGATAGCGTAGCATCGCCCGCCAGCCGCGCTCGGATTGCCTGTGCTACGCCTGCAAAGTTCATCGCGTTGCCCCGTTGATAGCCTTCTCAAGTCGCGCCATGTATTTCGGTCGGATTTCTTCAATGGCAGGACGGAAGAACGGACGCGGCCCGCCAACGCCACCCGCAAAATTCATGCGAGATGTTCCGTATTCCAGCCAAGTCGCATATGCCAACTTACTGCCGACCGTCGCCGTCAAGTCGCCAATCTTGTCAAACTCGATGCTGTTGACCAGACGGCCCGTGTCGGTCATCGGAGGCTGGCCCGGTGCGGATGCTGTATGCGTCCGGCGCGGGTTGTATTTCTCATACGTCCGTCCCGATGCTGGCCCCCGCGCGATGCTGGTCTTGATGTTGCCTTGCAACTCCAAAGCCGTGCCGACGACCGCCCGCGAAACGGCCTGCTTGATTTCGCCGGATGCCCGCCGCAACGCAGCCTGCAACTCTGCCGAACCCTCAAGGCGAAGCGTGACGCTCATACCGCGACCCCAAGCTGCGCGGTTATCTCAAGCCACTGGTCGTCAAAGTCCACATTCGCAATGAAGCGGATGTTGTATGCGCGGTTCCTGATAACCACGCGGTCCTTTTCCGTCAGATCGGCAAAGTAGCGGCATACAATCTTGTGCGTTGATGTCGCTTCTGTGCGTTCAGATGACCACCGCTCGCTGCCCGACATTGGCTTAACCATCGCCCGCGTCGGTGCGCCTGTGATGGTTGCCCACGTCTGCAATCGTGCGCCATAGCTGTCGGCTGTATTGGTCACGCGCTCAAACGTCACGGCCTCGCGTAGCTGCCGTGCGTTATACTTGGATGATGTGCAGCAATTTACCATGCCAGCTCGTCCATGCGCCGATAAGAAGCCAACAGCGCTTTCATCTGCATGTTGATGCCTTCGCACGTCCCGTCATAGAGCGATGCGGTATAGAGCCGTACTGCCTCAAGGATAGCAGACGGAATGCTGCCAGAGCCGTAGCCCGCAACGTATGTGACTTCTACCGCGTCCTGCGCCCGCAGATTGCTCGGCCACGTCTCGCCCTCGTTGAGGTAAATGCGACCGCTGGTCAGGTCCACGCCGTAACGGGATGCGCTGTAGGTCGCGCTCACATTGTCGCGGTCATAGGTCACAACGCTGGTGACAGATTGCAGGGGAGCAAAAGGAAGATCCAGAGTATCGCCACCGCCCAAGATGTAGGGACGCGATGCTGTATGCACGCCTGGCCCAAGCGATAGCAGGCGGTCATCGCCGTACGCCTCAGTGAAGCCGTCTGCTTTGAACACGAATGTCTCAGTCAGCAGCGCACGCCGAAGGTATTGCTTCACCGCCTCGGTTGCCGTGGCGATGTAGGCTGTAATCTGGTCGTCATCTGCGGTCCCATCAACACGCAGAAAGCCCTTCATGTCCGCCATTGAAATGGCCGGGCTGTCGGTCGATGCCGTGACGGTAACTGACTTGCGGTTGAACCTCATGTCTTGGCCTTCCGCTTGCGTGTAGCCTTGTTTTCCGGCGCGGCCTCGTGCGCCTTCGTCACAATTTCGCAAGCGCCTTGGTCAATGAGCAAGGCAAGCGTGCTGTCGTCAACGTCGCGCTCCATACCGGGATGCCACGTCTGCACGGTGATGCCGTCCAGCGCGATGCGGAATGTGCGGAGGATTTTGACCTTGGTCATGGGCTGTGCGTCCTTTGCAGCATGATTGCCTTGTCCCAAAGCATAACATCTTCAGAGCAACTGATAAAGAACCGCGCCCCATACTGAGCAAACGGCGCGGTCACGAACAGCGTCCCGTTGAAAAACAGAAAGTCGGTGACGCCGCTGCCCTTGGTCAAGGCTCGACGGTCACGCGCGATGATAGTGCTGTAATCCGAGCCAATACCCACATCTATCTCGGCAAAGGTCGCCGTGCTGGTGGCCTTGCTGATGCGGAATGTGAGGTTGATGTTGTACGCCTCACCAATGGCAAACGGCTGCAATGTGCTGCTGCCGAATATGTCCAGAGAAATGCCGCGCCGATAGTCGGTTGTGCTGCCCGCGCCTGCGCCGTCAATCGTCACATGAGTAAGCGTGTCGGCTGTAATGGATTGCTTGCTGTCAACGGTGTGGGTGGCGTCCTCAAGGTAAAGCCATCCGCCGTTATATGGCGCTCTGCGCTCCATATTGTCGTCGGTGCGAATGAGGATGTCAGCCGCGCGTTTGTTGTCCTCGGTGGCGTCCACCAATTCAGACCAGTTGATGTTCGTCATTGGATGCCCCTGCGCTTAGTGACGGGCGACCGTAGCCGCCCGCTTCTAAACTCAGGTCGCCGCTGTGCCGCTGTCGATGGTGGCTGTTGCCATCACCGCGCCCTTGTCCTTGCGAGCATGGACGGTCACTGCTGCATTGGTTCCGGTTGTCCCAGTTGCCACGATACGGACGTAACGCTTCGAGCCGATGTAGCCGATTGAGCCAATCAGCTTGTCGTCGTCGGTGTCTGCGGTCACGGTCAAGGCGCTTTCCAGTCCAACCAAGTCAGCATCGGCAACGGCTGTTGCGTCGGCTGCGGCTGTCGTGTCGCTTTCCTGCACCTCGAACGAGAAGCCCGATGCGGTGCCTGCGTCTGTGACTGTACCTGTGGACACTGTGAAGGTCAGCGCCTCCCAGCCCTGCATATCAATCCAGTCGCCTGCTGCCGGGGTTGCCCCGCTCAGTGTAGCGGAGAGGCCAAGGCCAAACTCCGCGTTATTGCGCATGTCAAATTGTGCCATTATGCTGCCACCTTTCCGATAACGATAGCGTCAAAGCTGGTCACATCGCCGCCAACGCGCTGCGTTGTATAGTATGTGACGAAGCCCTTGTTGGTGTACGGGTCACGCAGAACCTGAAGCCCAACGCGGTCGAGGATGGTGTATGCGCGACCGAAGTCTGCATAGACAACAGACAGAGCGTTTGCAGCAACCGCGGGCATGTCATCCATAAAGACAACAGGCTTGCCAAGAAGCTGGATAGAGGCTTGGCCGTCACGCAACAGGACCGGGCTGAAGAAATAGTTGTCGCTGCCCTTGAGTTGGAGAGCCGCGCCAAACGTGGTGCGCTTCATGCCGAAGACCGCGCCAGCTTGGTATTCTTCTTTCAGGCCGTTCTGCACTTCAATCAGACCATCTGCGTTCAACGCTGCCGCCGAACCCATGTTGATTTGAGTGATTGCATTGCGCTCATATGTGCCAGCCGTTGCAGCCGCCGCATATGTCAAGAAACCGCGAGGCTTGCCGATGCCATCGCCCAGAACGAAAGCGGTGTTCTGAGTGCGTGCAAACTTGTCAGCCACTTTGCCAGCAAGCCATGCCTCAACGTCGAGGTAGCTGTCCTCAATCATCTCAGTGGTCATGCGCGGGTCGGCTTCAATCTTGTGAGCCGCGATGACTTTCTGAGCAAGTTGAGGCGTGTCGGTCTGTCCGCCAGATGCACCTTCACCGACCCAGCGAGCCGCCGCTTCTTGGTCGTCAATCAGGATGTCGATGGACTTCGCGCCTGTGCGCTCCACGTTCGCCACCTGACGAAGCGGGGAGGTCTCAAACACGCGGGTGACGATGGTGTTCGACAATTCAGGACGTACCAGATAGCCGCCATCAGGGTTCACGTCAGTGGACATGGCCTTGACTTCGATGCCTTCGGAACCTGCTTTGAAGCCGTCCGGCAGGGTGCCGTTTGCCATATACTGACGGAATGCGTCCTTGTGCTTCTGCTCAAGTTCGCCATCCATGCCCTTGCCTTCGCCAGCGCCGGGACGGTTCATGGCCGCTTCCAGCTTGGCTTGCTTGGTCTGCATCTCAGCCAGCTTGGCCGTGATGTCGTCAGCCATACGCTGATGCTTTTCTTCGGTCACGACATCAGTCGGTGCCGCAGCTTTGAGCGCGTCGATTTCGCCGCGCAGTTCGGTCAGGGTCGGGTTGATTTTCTCAACAAGCCCTTTGATTTCTGCAAAATCAGACATTGCGTCCTCCAATTGTTTGCAGGGTTTCAGTCAAAAGTGCTTTGAGTTCGTCAACGTCCCGTTGAACCTGCTCAGGAACGCCCGCGTCTGCGTCTCGCAGAACCTCGGCCCGT